GGAGAGGACGGCGTAGTTCCGGCGTTCTGCGGCAGACTGGAATTTCAGGGCATCGTAGACGGCACAGAAGACGGCGTTGTCAACGAAAGAGGACATCATCTGCCCTGCGGGTACTTTATCACAGAGAGTACCTCCGGTGATGAGGAACTGGTGCTGTATGACGCGGACGAGAACCGTATCGCCGCCGATGCAGACGGCGATCTGGAACAGTGTGCGGTCTTGTACGGGGAAGACAATACCGTGAAAGGTTTTCGT